CATCTGCTATGGACGCAAGTGCAATGGATCGTGTTAACGTATCCCGTTTGATTAAAATGATTAAACGTCAAATTCGTAAAAATGTTGTTAGCTTCTTATTTGAGCCGAATGACCAATTAACACGAAACAACTTGAAAGCTGTTGTTGATAGTTATCTGGGTGGTATTATGCACAAGCGTGGTCTGTATGACTTCGCGACCATCTGTGATGATTCCAACAACACTCCAGATAGAATCGATCGTAATGAATTGTACCTTGATATAGCTCTTAAACCGACGAAAGCCGTGGAATTTATATATGTTCCTATTCGTATATTATCAACTGGTGCATCAATGGGGTAATCAATACCCTACATAGTTTTTAGATTCATCATACAGTCCTCGTTTATAAATACACCTGTAATGTATACAAACGAGGATTTTTGATGTATAAAGGTATATTAGAAGATTTAGTTCAGGTAAATATAATAACTAGTCGGGGTATTAATCCAAAGTATAAGATTATTCTAGTCAACCATCCTGATATTATGGTACAGCTGGAGTTGTTAACACCTTTCATAAAACATTCTAGTCACCACACAAGAGAGCGTTTGTATTGTGTTATTAATAATATAACCGAATCTGTATTATGTAAGCATTGTGCCAACACATCCACTAATTTTATAACCAATGGTATTTACCGAAATACCTACAGTAACTATTGTTCTTTGAAATGTTCGAATAATGCAATTACTGTTAAGGCCAAAAAGCAAGATACATCTATACAACACTATGGTGTAAACAATCCGTCACAATCTAGTCAAATTAAATTAAAAAAAATCCAAACATCGCAACAATGTTATGGTAGTGATTATCCTTGGCAACAATATGCTGATATGGCACTATTAATGGATAAGGATCGATTACATCACATGCACGCAGTACAACACAATACTCTTACAGAAATTGCTAAGCTAACAAACACAGATGTTTCTGTCGTTGGTACATATTTTAAGCTACATAATATTGATATTAAACGTTTCCCAGTATCACAAGCAGAATTGGATATAATTAACTTATTGAATCGAAATAATATAAATCACATAAACACAAATAGTAGATCTATAATAGCTCCATATGAGCTGGATATTTTCTTACCAGACTACAATCTAGCAATTGAATATTGTGGGTTATATTGGCATAGCAACAAATTTAAAAATAAATTATATCACAGAAACAAACTCGCTGCTTGTAATAGGTTAGGAATACGACTAATTACGATATTCGAAAATGAGTGGATACATAATAAACCAATTGTAGAGCAAAAGATATTGTCTATCCTATTACCAGGTCGGGGGAGGAAGGTACATGCAAGGAAGACTACTGTTGTTATACCATCTCACAAAGATAAACAACAGTTCTTAAATCAATATCATATACAAGGAACTGGCCCTGGTAGTATAACTTATGCACTGATAACAGAAGATAATACCATAGTGGCTGTTATGACGTTTATTAAACAAGCGAATGATACTTATATATTAAATAGATACGCTACGTCCACAACAGTTATGGGTGGTTTCTCTAAACTACTGTCACATTTCAAAATGAATAATGATTGGAAAAAAATCGTATCTTTCGCTGATATGCGGTGGAGTGAGGGTGGTGTGTATCGTAATTCTGGTTTTATTTTGGATGCTATTTTACCACCAGATTACATGTATATAGTTGGTACTAAATTAATTCACAAATTCAATTACAGACGGAAAAATCTCCCAAAATTGTTAAAAGTTTATGATCCGAATTTGAGCGAGATGGAGAACACTAAACTCAATAATATACAACATATATGGAACTGTGGGTTACAGAGATGGGTTATGTATAATTAGTTAATACATAACGAAGTTTTCCACAATCCCATATTCTTAATATATTATTATTCAAACAATTTTCTACTTCACTTAATGCTGGGTCAAACTGTTTTAATAAATGTGGTAAATTCTTTCGGCGGTAATTTGATTTATGAAATCTGTTTATTCCATCGGGGGAATAATAGTAATCTGGTGGAATTGTTTTATCACAAGTAAACCCATTAATATTATATAAATCTCCATTACTAAATCGCTGATCCGCAAATGTTGTAATTTTAGTCCATTTTATATTTCTTTTGAAGTGGTTCAATAATTTACTAAATCCACCAACTACATTAACCGATGTTGCATATCTATTTAATAGATAACCTCCAGGTGATGTTTGTTGGAATGTTATACAAGCTACTATTATACCATCATATATTAATCCATAATCAATTGACCCTGCACCATTGCCCTGAATATGATTTTCTTGCAGAAACAAGCGCTTCTGATTAGCAGTTAATGTTTGAATGTCACAGTGCCTGGCATATACCCGGTTTGGTGATTTATTCAAGAGATATACTAACTTTTTATGAAATATTTCAGTCTTTTGTAGCCATTCATCCTCAAATATAGTCAATAGATGAATACCTCTTTTTTTACACTCTTCGTATTTAGATTTGTGATAGTTTTTGTGTTTTCCCAATTGATCACTATGCCAATACAATCCACAATATTCAATAGCTAAATTATGTTCAGGTATAAAAATATCAATTTCCAATGGAGGTATAATACTCCTATCATTACGGGTGATATTTACCCCTAACTGTTCAATAAAATCCCCCACAGCTCGTTCCCCAGTTGAACATTGGTGATATTTGGTTATCAGTCCATGGTTATGTAAATATTTACTGACAGTAACTCCATCTACCCCGATATCAGATGCGATTGTAGTAAGCGTTTTTTGTAATACATAATGTTGATCGTATAACCAATCTTTGTTATTAAGTAACGCGAACGTGTCATCACTAATATGTTGTTGATTAGGATAGGATTTTCCATATCTATCTAGCATGGATTTATGAGATGTTTCCTTGCCGTAGGTAGACGCTAATACATTCGTATGTCCATATTTTAACAAATTGCTTTGTTGTCTAGCTCTAATAACAATAGGGCTACTCAAAGAGTGCGGTACCCCATAAGTTATTTGGCTGGTGTTTTGTTTTTTATATTTAACAGTGGCAGATTTAGATGGGTTATCAACACCCATATTATCCACCCACAATTGAATAATTCTTTCCCGAATATCTGCATTCTGCATTGCAGTATCGGCTCCATATTTTGCTTGATTAGTTTTTTTGGTTTTCTCTATTACAGAGGCATCAGAATGTGCACACTTGGAACCACAATATATGTTATATGTATTTGTCTCCTTGCGCCATTTGGTTTGGTTGATGCACATTTTACATAATGGAATATATAGTATATTATTGGTTATATGCCATATCCTGGTAGAAACAAAAGCTGTTAAAGGGAGAAACTGTGTCAATTCCAACAGTTCTGGGTATCCGGGATGTGTTTTTAACTTACCACACTTTTTAAGTGTAATACTTCGATCTATTAGCGATTTCAATTTTTCATTCATTTTTACAAACCTTCCATAAATACTTCAAACGAACACAATATATTATTATATAGGAGTATATATAACATGGCGACAATTAACGACTTTGGAATACCGGATATTGGAACCGGAATATTACAACCAAAACTAAAAAACAAATATCGGGTGATGTTCAATAGCATCGGATATGTTCCTGCTAGTCAAGGATTATCCATCCAAGCTATACAAGTTGCGCGGCCTAGTCTCTCCTTCGAAGAAGTTGAATTGCATCGTTATAACTCAAGGGCTTGGGTTGCTGGTAAACACAACTGGGAAGAATGTGCTATAGTATTCGAAGATGATATTACAGGACAAGCAGCAACAATTATACAACAACAACTACAAAAGCAACAATGGTTGATTGGTAGCGATCCTGCTGCTCAGTTATATTTAGCTACAGCTGGAAATGGTGCTGTGTATAAATTCCAGACAATCATCGAGACTTTGGATGGTAATACACAGCCACTCGAGACATGGACTCTAGAAGGTTGTTGGTTAAAGCAAACAAACTGGAATGAAATGGCATATGCTGACAACGAAGCTATGAAAATTAATATATCAATCAGATTTGATCATGCTCGACAAGTTATTCACCCATATGGCGGTGGACGTCCTGGTGATAATGGTAATGGTTATGCAACATCTGGTGGTAGTGTTTAATAAAATACAAATCTACAGTATCCATCAAACAAAGGGGCCGTCATGGCCTTTTTGTTTGACCAGAGCAAACATAAATATAAATATTAAATACATGCAATTATTGGGAGTGGTTATATGTCGCTAGAGGATTTATTTGGAAGTGCTTCAGCAGGCGCTCAAAGCACGATAAGCAGCTCTGTGGATAGGCAGGTTCATGGTATTGTTAGCAGAGGGGTGCATGCTGTAACCGGAAAATACAATAATTCGATACAATCAGGATTGTCTAGATTTGTTAGTAAAGGCAGCCAACAAATATTAAGTGCGTTGGGTATTCCAGCGAGTGCATTACCAGAATTAAGTAATATTAGCGGTGCCATTGTTAGTGCTGGAGTGGACGCCGCTAATAAAATATTTCAAGGAATTTTGAGTGGGGATGTAACACAAAAGAGTGTTAATTCACTATCATCGTTAGATGTGACCAAGGCTGCCGCGTTAAACAACAACGCAACCGCTAGTCAGATGCTATCGTTAGGGAGCTTGGTTAATGTATCACAATTACAGGGGACTGGTTCAATAGCTAGTGTATCTAGAGCTAGTGTATCTGGTTCAACGACTGGTGCTAATGGTCAGGCGGAAAAAATTAAACCGGTTAAGGCTTATGCTGATGATTTATTTCTGCATGCCCCAAAATACAAATTTTTGTATGTGGTTGAGTTCAAATTTAATGGTGGTATGTCGGGAAAGGAATTCAAAAACGATTTTGCATTTCTGATTAAACAATTTGATAGACCCAATATATCCATTCAGCATGATGACGTCAATATGTATGGATACCGTACAAAAATACCAAAGTCTACCACATATGAACCCATAACAATACAAATTCATGATGATATCCACAATAAATCGATGAATTTTTTCGCATCATACTTACGAGCAGTTAGTCCGATTGCCAACATACAGGGATCCACTGACCCACTGTCCTACCAACAAATTAGTATGCAATATGATCTTACAGGCCATCATGGCACATTAGCAACTAATAACTATGCAGGCTCATTTGGTACATTACAAACTCCCCAAGATACATCTAGCACCGAAGATTCGATGACTATTTTAAGTTCTATTAATTTGTATCATGTATACGATTATGGTAAATTTATGAATATATATGAATTCAAAAACCCCAAAGTGATGCAAATGTCTCTAGATGCAGTATCGATGGAAGATGCTGGATTGAGCAGTATTACGTTACAGTTAGCTTATGATACAGTGTTTATAGATACTGGTGTATCCGCTAAAGGGAAAGTGCCAGACATATACGAAGAGGTAACTCTGAATACGCATCTAGAGGGGTTAGATGCAAACGGCGAGGTACAACATAAAGATAATGAATCGCATGGTGAATCCTCTAGCAATACAACTAGTACATTTACTCCCAATCCAGTATCAATTACTGGGGTTCCATCACCATCTACTCAGTTAATACCTACCACTGTGTCTGGTACACAACTGACGGATTATAAAACTATACCGACTACAACTGGAGGGAATTCAGTGGTGACTGGAACACTACCAAGTATATTCAAACACTAATGGCTAATTTTAAACAAGGGTTATACACACCAAAACACCCTGAAAAATACAATGGTGATATCACAAAAATACGATATATGTCTTCATGGGAATTTCGATTTAACATATTTCTGGATAATAACCCAAATATATTGGAGTGGGCTAGTGAGGAGATTGCTATACCATATATTAAACCCACTGATGGTAAAATACATAAATACTATGTAGATTACTACGTTAAGTATAAGACGTGTAGTGGTGAAATTAAAACCGAGTTGGTTGAGATTAAGCCAGCTGCACAAACTGCACCATCTAAATCACGAAATTCTAATACTAGATTATACGAAAATATAACATATGCTATCAACCAAGCAAAATGGGAAAGTGCAAAGCGATTTGCTGAACAACGAGGGTGGACATTCCGTATTATTACCGAACAACAATTGTTTAAATAAAAATAATAGATTTATAACAAAAGCCAACGAAGTTCATAATAATAGTTACGATTATTCCAAAACTGTTTACTTAAAATCCAACCAAAAAGTAATCATTACTTGTAAAACGCACGGAGATTTCGAGCAAACTCCAAATAAACACATATCAGCGCGTACAGGATGTCCTATTTGTGCTTCACAAAATCACGCATCTAAATCTAATCTCACGAGACAATTAAATATAAAAAAATGGATGATGCAGACAAAATGTAGATATCCGGGGTATCAATATAGTATAACAGATGGTATTATGGAAGTTACTTGCAATGCACACGGATTCTCATATCATTCATATAGGCCTGGCAATAATAACACGTACCCATGCAGAGCTTGTGGTATATTAGAAAGAAGCAACAAGTTAACTAAACCTATGCAACAATACATAAATCAAGCAAGAGCAATCCACGGAGGAGTTTATGATTATTCGATTGAGAATGATCAAATATATGCAATATGTAAAGAACATGGGCAATTTTTATTAGCTGGTAATAGAAAACAAAATCATATAAACAAGATGTCAGGATGTCCACAATGTAAACAGGTTTTACTAGCTAATAAATATTCAACAAACCCGGAACAGTTTATTCGACAATCGAATGCTGTACACGGAACCAAGTATTCATATACAAATATACAATACAGAAATACACACGAAAAAATTGCAATAACCTGTAAGAAACACGGAGATTTTTTTCAAACACCATTAAATCATTTACAGGGTGCTGGATGTCCAAGATGCAAGCAATCGCATGGAGAGCTGTTATTAGACAGGTTATTAAGTCGCTATAAAATTCGATTTGAGACTCAAAAAACATTTCCTGATTGTGTGAATCCAAAAACACAACGTCTGTTACGATTTGATTTTTATTTGGTAGACTACGATGTTCTTATTGAAGTTGATGGGTTACATCATTTCGAACCAGTGTACCATAATACAAAGATGAATAAATTTGAATTATTCGATGATGTTCGATATAGAGATAGTATTAAGAATGAATATGTACGAATACACGGAAAACTGTTATTACGATTTCCCTATACAGATATAGATAAATTCGAACCTTTAGTGTACGAATTAATCGAAGTGTATAAATAAGCACACTTACCATATTCATTAAGGATAACAAAAAAATGAAAATTATTTCATCAGAAGATTGCATAGAACACCCTATGGAGAATATTTTTGATATCGAGCCTGGTACAACAATTATTACCCGAGAAGAATTTCAAACTACGGAAATTATTGCACCTGATGATTATGATACTAAGGATACTGAAATTGATAATCAACTCCAAGCTGTATACGATGCTGCTATGACTGCATTTGCGGATCAGGCTGGGTTGTTACTTACTAATGATCCAAAATTCAGTGCCCGTAATATGGAAGTAGCCAATGCATTTCTGAGTACAGCGTTGGCAGCAGTGAGTGCTAAATCCAGTTCCAAACAACATAAAGACAAAATGAGGAAGGTTGATGGGCCAAAGACAGTCAATAACAACTTGATTATGGATCGTAATGTATTATTAAAAATGATTAAGGAACAGAGCAACTAAAGGTGTGACAAAATATATGTAGTATAAATAACCGCATTGAACAAGGAGTAATACTATGGCGGTTAGA